CTGCAGCTGCTGAATATTGGATTGCCTCTATTGATTATGGCGCTTCTAATCCTTTTGCATGCTTGCTTATCGGGGTGAGTACGGGACGATATACCCAAGAAGGAAAGAAATTGTGGGTAGAAAAGGAGTTCTATTGGGATCCAACTAAACAAGAAAGACAAAAGACAAATAGCGAATTAGCTAATGACGTTCAACAATTCTTAGAGCCATACGACGTAAAGAATGTCTATATTGATCCAAGCGCAGCGTCATTCAAAATAGAGCTTGGTAGAAGGGGATTGCATACCGTAAATGCTAATAATGAAGTGGAAGACGGAATCTTCATAATGACCTCAGAGATGAAGAAAGGAACACTTGTAGTCTGTGCGGAATGCAAGAATCTAATACGTGAAATAGAAGGATATGTTTGGAATAAGAAAGCATCAGAAAGAGGATATGATGAGCCAGTAAAGAAAGACGATCATGCTATCGATGCTTTACGTTATGCGATTGCTACTCATAAAGTGTCTGTGTATGAACCATATAAGAATGATAAAGATCATTTAAAGAACTGGAATAATAGATTTGGACAAAGAGGTTTTTAATGAAAAAATACATAATTGAAAGAAGATATTCAAGCCATTCATCACAAATCGTAATATATGCGGAAACAGCTAGTATTTCCGATAATGGAAATATTACTTTTAGAGATGAAGAAGGCTGTTTAGTTGGAGGATGCAATATAACCGGATGGGATTATTTTATTTTAACAAAGGAAAATGAATCTTAATGGAAGAAGACATCAAAGAAATATCGAGAAGACTGGCTAAGCTTGAAACACATATAATCAATTTAATCATTCCTATTCAAGGAATTGTAGAATGTTTGAAGAGTACTACTGATATTAAATATCTAGCACCTATCCCAATTAACGACTCAAAATTGAGAATGATATTGGCAGATTTCAATAGAGAAATGACTAAATTTTCTAAAGATGTTGAACGATTTGAAAAGATGGATACTTGTCAAACTTTTGGGGAAATCAAATACATTGGAAAACGCCTAAATGAAATAGAAAGCACTTTGAAAAAGATGCAGAGTGAAGGAATTAAAAAGAATATCGAACTTGAATTTAGATGCGATGGCTATGAAATGGTTAAGAAACCATTGAATTATAATAAGGAAGATCCGATTGAAGATCCGGATGATAATTTGGGGCGCTTGCTTGCTACTCTTGAAAATAGAGAAATTAAAGTTATCATGCACAGATTAGGAATTTTAGGAGAAAAAGCTAAAACATACGAAGCAATAGGGAAGATTATTGGTGTAAGTAGAGAAAGGGTTAGAATGATATATGCCAAATCTATAAGAAAATTAAGACATCCATCAAGAAGAACTTTGGCTGAAAAAATTAATCACCTTGAATTAAGAAGAGAAATATTTGGAGATGAGGAACTTGAATAAATAACTACTATGTTTTACACTTAGCACTTCAACCCGGAGTCTGATATTTCATTCTACTATCCTCCTTGGAATAATGCACTTGAGCCCAACCAAGGTAACGTCCGACAATGGTTGGATAATCTATATTCCAAATTTCAGCCAATCGAACAATCGAGATGGAATCAATCCAATATCGACACTCTATTTTATGCTGGCTCTCAGACGTTTGTAAACCGATACTTTAACTTTTCTCCCACCAGTTCATATAATCAGTATTACTTCAATATCATCCAGCAACCAGTCAACATGATCACTGGTTACGAAAGACAGCATAGAAAGAATTTCAACTATGTTCCATGTGAAGGATCAGATCCTCAAACTACAGATCAATATACGAAGTTAATAACGCATTGCGCAAACATGGGTTCAATCCATGAGCAGAAATCAAAAGCAAAAGAATTGGCTGCTATCTCTGGAATGTGCCTATTACAACCTTATTTGGACTATTCTGAAGATGCTGCACAAGGTGATTTAAAAGTAAAAGTTTGGGAATACAATGCTTTCCTTGTCGATCCTTACTTTAGAAACCCTGATATGTCCGATGCTCAATTCGTTTGGTGTCAAGAATACATCAGCAAAAAGGAAGCCGAAGATCGTTTTCCAGATAAACTCGAAGCGATTGCTCCTATGGCTGGCACTCCGCAGAGGTACGGAAGTTTCTATTTCTTACCTGAAAATTATAATATGGCCAGAAACGACCTCATGGTTCTCAGTTATGTATGGTACAAGTGGAAAAAGAAGAAGAAACGTTTGTACTCTCACAGCAGAAATCAATTTTTCGATTTTGCTGCTACTGCAGACCTAGAAGAATTACTCTACAACATCCCTGACATGGAAGAAGTTAATGTTACCGTCCCATGCTGGAAACTAGCTACTATTCTCAATGATCAGTTGATGTATCAAGGGGATAATCCATTAGGATTTGATGAATGTCCCTTTATCCCATACGTCTGGAATTATGAACCACATCAAAACTACTACGATTTAAGAGCTCGTGGACTCGTAAGAACCATGCGAGATCCTCAATTCCTATTTAATTGGCGTATCATCACCAATAATGACATAACGGCAGCGACAATTAATGCGGGATGGAAACGTAAAGTTGGGGCAGTATCTAATGAAGATAATCTAAAGAAATCAGGACAGGGATGGGATGTCATTATCAATGAAGGATATGACATGACAGACTGCGAAAAGATTGTCCCTAGTGGAGTTCCTGAGTCTGACATCGCTCTTGGTGATCAGATGATGAATTTGATCTACACCACATCAGGAATAAATATAGAGAATTGGTCAGGTCAGCAAGATAAACAGATTTCCAGTCTTACGCTTCTAATGAAACAAGCCGCAAACTTGATGGTTTTCCAGAAATATTTCGATCAGTGGGATTTCTCAGATAAGATGTTAGGAGACAGATTACTTAAGATAGTTCTCAATAATTGGAATGCAGAGAAAGTGAAGTTATTGATTGGAGAAAAGCCAACTTCATTCTTCTATAGCAAAATATTCTCTAAATTCCAGGTATTAGTAGAAGAATCAGACTTAACTCCTACTCAACAGAATTTGCAAGCTCAGCAGATGATGGATATGAACCAAGCATTTGGACGTGAAGTGTTCCCGCCAAGTATGATCATTCCTAAACTGAATATTACAGGCAAAGGAGAGATCATTCCATTCTTACAAGAACAAGAACAACAAGCAGCAGCCGTTCAAAGCGAAGCTCAAAATATTCAGCATGCATTTGAAGAAGCGAAACTTAAAGAGCTTCTGTCTAAAGCTGCTGTTAACTTGGCTTCTGCTAAAGAAAGATATGGAAGATTTGAAAGTAATATCGGTCTTCTAGAGGAAAGAATTTCTGAAATATCCAAAAATAGGGCATTAGCAACAAAATCCAAAATGGAAGCAATTGAGAAAATGATGGATGTTATTGCCAAATATGGCGAAATTGAGACTGCACTGAAAACATCTGAGATTCAATCTTTTGACTATCAGCAAAAAGGTGTTGAAGATCAGGAGAAGCAGCAAGCATACCAAGAAGCTAATGCAAATGAATTCATGTCTAAAATAATGGGTCAACAGACATACAATCCGGGTCAACAGGTTGCATGATATCATGCAAGAGATTAGAATTAAGAATTTAAGAGTTAAAAATTGGGGGAGTTATGGCAGGTAAAAGAATTGATGACCATTCTTTCTGGGCTGGATCTAAAGGAAAAAGCTCAGTATTTCCAGATGGTCCACATAAGACAAAAGATGAATCTTCAGCAGAAGGTTTTGGGGCATTAGGTCATTACGAAGATACGACCGAAGCTATTAAGGACCAACAGATGATGAACAAAAAGAAAGTTCATGGGCATCCAATGAAGCCAGGAACTAGAAATTAATATTTACGGCAGGCACAGCCGAGATCTAAAACATCGAAGCAATTGTCTTGCATAGAGCAGTTATGCGGGAGCTTATTGTAGTGCCTTTTTAAATTGGAGAAATTATGAAATCAGGCTTTAAAGACCCTACAGATATTAAAAAACAAGATCCAAAAGATCAACCAGAAGACGGAAAAAATTCCCCATGGGATTTTCGTTGTCCTCAATATGATCAAAGATCTAGCTGTTTTGTGAATACAGGAACTCATTACGGAGTTGGACATAGACAGCCAGTAGGACATGAAGGCAATCCTAAATCAAAGACAGCTGTACTTCCTACTGATAGAAGAAGTGTTAGTACGATGAAATTTGATGAAGTGGCATGAGGGGGGATAATGGATTATTCTTATGAAATTGGTACATGTAAAGACACAGGAATAAAATTAGTTTATAGGGAACTCACTGAAGAGATGAAAAATCATCCTAAATTTAGATTAATTCAAGAACTTTACAGAGAGGATAATGATGGCAATAGCCCAACAAGCCCAACAACCCAATCGGGAACAGCCTAAGAAAATAGGAAAGAATCGCTTCGCCCATACAGCAAATACTAAATATGGCATGGGTGATAACTACGGGACAGGAATTAAAGCGAAATTAGGTAGAATGCGTGAGGATAGTGTTGGAGCGAATTATATGACTCCTAAGAAGCTGAACATTCCTCCAAAATCAGTTGTTTAAATATTTAAATTGAGGTAAATATGGATTTTTTTTCAGCAATGGCTTTGATGAAAGAGGGTAAAAAAATTAAATTGAAATCTTGGCCTAAGGAAAAATATATAGGTATTAAAGAAGAAAACGTGAAAATGTTTGGAAAACATAGAAAAAAATATACAGCTATTACATCTGAGGAACTGGAGGTTTCTCCTTTACTTCCATTTTCTGTTTTTTTATCTAGCGAATGGGATATTGTGGATTAGATAGTCGAGTCTGATTTAGTAAAAGAAATCCAATTCACCGTCTGTGCGCTCTGTGTTCTCTGTGGTTGATTATTCTAGATAGATTTTGAGACGACTAGATATCGTCTCCTTTAATGAATTTTTCTTCTGATGAATCTTGACAAAAATATAAAATAAGATCTTTTGCTTGTTCTAATCTTTTTTTTATACTAAAGCAAATTTCCCAGTTGCTGTTAAATTTTGTTTTTTCTGAAAATTCAATTATTTCATTTATTAATTCTAAAGCGGATTTTAACGGTAACTCTTTATAATTACAGTCATGTTTTATTGATTCATCTGAGAGCCATTTTTGATCTTTGAATTTATTTAAGCATGGAAATTTTTTTATCAATTCTTCTTTAGAGAGTTTCATTTATACAACCTATCCATCATTTTCTTGTTATGAGCATTCGAACACATCATGATATATATCGCATCTGCCGAAGAGTCACTCAAATCATCTTCTTCAGGCATTTCTAATTTAGATCTATTGTTTTGAAAGTCTTGAATACTCTCACATGCAATTTTATGCTCTGTCAATTTATCTTTTAGATATTGTTCCCACGTTTCCCTTGATGGAATAATCCATATCACTTTTATTTTATCAGATGGTGGATAAGCCTTAAATAACATGGAATTTGTCTGTGCTGATGGTTTTGTCAGTCTTGGTGCCCATATCATCCTATGTGTAGGAATTTGATCTAATCTTAGATATTTTCTTATGTAAAATCTATTGGTGATGCTTTCTTGAAGATCTTGAGTGAATATATTTATCCTTTCATCTTGTCCTATCTCTCTCTTATGAGCAAAAATATAAAATGAATGATTTCCAAATTCTTCAGGCCTATTCTTTATACAGTTTTGGCACCCTTCTGAGATATAATCCGACTGTTTTTTTAATTCTTGTAATCTGTCGTGAGCATCAAGAATATTTATCTTCATCTGGCCTTGCCTTTTATCATAATTTAATTTTTAATTAGTGCATGATTCATAAGATAACGTCTTAACAGTTAAGGAGAAATTTTAATTATGACAGAAAATCAAGTCGAGAATCTACAAGAAAATAAGCCAAATGATAAAGAATTGAATTTTCGAGCATTAGAAGCAAAATATAAGAGAGAATTAGAGCAAGAGCGATCTGCAAGAATAGAAGCTGAACGTTTAACTCAACAAGCTCTAGAAAGAAATCAAGAAGAGGAGGAAGTTAATTCCGATCCTTATGTAGATGATAAAAGATTAGATAAAAAACTTGCTAGATTCGGACAAAGCACGCAGAGCGAAATCCAAAAGGCAATGGAAATTGCTAAACATGCAGCTAAAGAAGAATTAAAGCAAGAAATGTGGATGGAAAAAAATCCGGATTTTTATGAAGTAATGAAACATGCTGATAAATTATATCAAGCAGATCAAGAGTTGGCTGAAACGATCCTAAAAATGCCTGAGGGATTTGACAGACAGAAGTTAGTTTTTAAAAGTATTAAAGGTCTTGGACTTCATCAAGAAAAGAAACAGCCATCTATTCAAGATAAAATTGATTCCAACAGAAAAAACCCATACTATCAGCCAAGTGGGGTGGCTTCACCTGCTTATTCTGCTGGTGGTGATTTCTCAGCTGCTGGGCAGAAGAATGCTTATAATAAGATGCAGGAATTAAAGTCTAAGTTAAGGATGTGATAAAACGCGAACACCCGAATGGATTTGTTAATAATCTCGCAAATCATTAGCAACTCCTCGGGTGTTTGATGAACTTGTGAAGTTCCTTACCTTGTTAAATGAAATGTAAACCGGCTTTACATTTAAATTAATGTTTTGATATAAAAGAGTTTCCGCCGTTCAGCGTCAAGAACATCGCGTTAGAAAGGTTCGCAGCTTTCACAAAGATATGATCGAGAATTCGCGTAGTTAGGTTCGCATGCCGATCATCATATCACACTAATCGATAACATGAGGTCTCTCATGTCGATTACGACTAATGGCAATTTGGGGCCAATTATTTTGCAGTCCTTAGCGCCTGCAATGCTCTATGTCCCTACGCCAACCATGAATTACATTACGATTTGTGACAAAGTTAGCATGCCCTCACACGGCGGAACTACTTGTCGCTTTATGAGGCCTCGTGCCTTACAACCTCCGACTATACAGTTGGGGAATTCGGGGATTGATCCGCCGGCTCAAGTCCCACAACGTGATATTATTGATGCGCAAATGGCCTTTTTTGGTACAGGCTGCATAATTAACGAACAAGTAATTTTACAAGACCAAGAAGGCGTCTTAGCATGGGTATCAGAACGTTTAGCAGTAGCTATGCGCCAAGCAGAAGATTTAATATTAAGAGATTACATCGTCTCCGCAGCATCTGAAATCAATGCAGGAGGCGGATCTAACGGAGACAACCCAACTAACCTTGGAGTCTCGGATTTTAGCCTTGTAGCTACAACACTTGATACCAATAACGCTTATAAATTCATGAGCGGTATTGAGGGAATGGATAGATTCGGTAAAGTATGTGCCGAAGTAAAACCTTGGGTAATTGACTTGGAGTGCCTTGCTGCATAGCAGAAGGTTAACAAGGGGCAAGATTATGTTTATGGAAGAATGTTACATATGTAGAAAAATTTTAACAGATGATACTCCCTGTGTAAATTATCCGCATACAGATGTATATCGATGCGATCCTTCCTGCAATAATAACCAGCCTGAACGACTAAATCCTGAGGACGAAAGAGAAGGAAGAGAATTAGAGTTCTTTAGAAATAATCTAGGAAATTTTACCGAAGAACTAAAGAATTTTATAGATGAACATCCTTTAACTTACGTATGCGATAGTCTGAACACGACGAATAAATAAAGGTCGTGAGAGGGGAATAACAAGACCCTCCGCCTAGTTGTAAGCAATGTAATGAGATGTAACTAGGTCAAAAAAGTAACAGAATGACAGGCCCTGTACGCTCTGCATATTTTATGCTCAGCTCTACAGAGCTCCAAACTGATTTCGATGGTCTGACAGGTGCAGGCTTTTTAAGTCAGTGGAACTATAAACTTTGTGTAGTTCTAAAATCTTCTCTGATTGACTCGGAAGCCCGATGGGGTAACGAGGCGCAAGCTGAGCAATATGCTCTTGCAGCGTGAACGACTGAGCGAGAAGACACCGAAAGGTGATGCAACAGTCTGAACCGTGACTATAAATGAAATCACGGAGGGATCTCCGAAGAGGGAACCCCGCCTAGAAATAGGTCATAAAAGTAACAGAAAGCCAAATAATAGTAGTGCTCTTCCATCTGAGTACGGTTCAGTATTCAATATTAGAATTCTGACCAGCTCAGAAGCACCCGTAGCTCGTGGAGCTTCGGCCAATGGAAATGATGTATATTATAATACCGTATTAGGTAAACAAGCAGTCACACACATAAATCAAGATGGTTATTCCATGAACTTGATTTATCGTGATCCATATTATTCTGGAATGCTCGCGCAAAATGCAACCTTGGCGGTTAAGTTCGCCCAAGCACAGGCTATTACGCAAGATACAGCGATTAGAAACGTTACCTGCACGCGGCTTTCTAGCCTCGGCGGACCATAAAAGGAGGTTTCTATGACTGAATATTCTAGAATGAGAAAAGGTAATTTTACTGCGACATCAACCTCTCAGTTCGTCAATTTACCTTTTCAGCCTGATTATGTAGAGATTTGGAACTATAGTAACATCAAAACAGCCGCTACTAACTCTGTTACAAGAGCGTGGTGGGACAATAGGTTGTTAGATGGTTCTAATAATCCAACAATGATTGAACTATATTCCGCGGCAACAACAGCGACTGTATTTGATACTATTCAAACGAATGGAATCAGTGCATTTTCTGCCGGTTTATCATTTCAATACGGTCCGGTTAATCAGCATGGTTCTGCTATTGGTGATTTCTCAATTAACAAAGCAGCAGCCGCTCAGATTTCCAACACAAATCCTCACGGTTTATCTTCAGGGAATGTTGTTATATTTTCTAACCTAGCTCAGACATCTACTACAGGTATGCAGCAAATTGCTGGTATTCCTTTTGTGGTTACTGTGACAGGACCAACAACATTTACAATTCCTTGGAACACAAACCAATCGAATTATACCGCATTTAATACAGCCACTTCTACAAATAACGTCGGTTCATACAAACAGGTTCTTTATCCTGCTTTATATGCTCCCAACGTCGCTTTTGTTAGTGCAATTACTTTGGGAGCGACCACTATCGTTGCTTTGACAATGCCTGGAAACTTTGTTGTTGGACAGGAAGTTGCGTTTAGAATTCCTTCTGTATGGGGAACAACACAACTTAACTCATTGCCAGATACGCTAATTCCAGGATCTCCGATCTATGGATATGTAACAGCGGTGAGTGGTTCTCTTACAACTCCCACAATCACCGTTAATATTAATTCGTCTGCTTATACAGCGTTTAATAGTAACCCTGTATTTACGAGCTATCCGGGATTGAGTTTCCCTCAGGTAGTTTCTGTAGGTGATATTAATAGCGGTGGATGGCCATACACTGGAGGGGCATTGTATCCTTCTCCTCAAGTGTGGAGCGGAAATACAAATTCTCTAGGAAGTTCAATTAATGGTCCTGCAATCCAAGGAGCTTTCATTAACAATACCTCTCAAGGTTTTGTCATTGGATCAGGAATATCAGCTGTGAACGGCACTGCAACCATTATGGCTAGTGGGAATATTATATATTGGCACGCTTATCTCCATGACTAGGATTGTCAATAAATGGGTTTTGAATAGTGGGAGGACAATTTGTCCCTCCCCATTAAATAAAAGGTAAATATGGCTTTTCCTTATCCCTACACGGGTCCAGTCGCCCCTTACAACAATCTGCCGATAGAACCACAAAACTATCAGCCAAGATTCTATTTTATTTCTAATATTGCGCTTGGACAAATGACCACAGTTACAACAACAAATAATAATGACTATGTGATTGGGCAAGAATGCAGATTATTAATTCCTCCATCAAATGGATGCAGGCAATTAAATGAACAAACAGGATTTGTTGTCTCAATTCCTGCTCCTAATCAGGTTACTTTGAACATTAATTCATCCGTGAATGTTGATCCCTTCACTCCTTCCACTTTCACAATTAAGCCTCAAATCGTTGCAATAGGCGATGTGAATACAGGCGCTATTAATTCAAATGGAAGAAGTCCAACAGGTACCTACGTTC